AGATACCAATCCTAGCATTATTAGATGGGCTAGCGAATCACTAGTTATTCCATACCTGCACCCCGGCGACCACAAAACCCATAAATATTATCCAGATTTTGTGATCGAAATCAAAACCTCTGATGGCGGGATTATTAAGCAGGTGATAGAGATAAAACCAATGAGCCAATGCCTTCCAGGTACTTCGAAGAAGCCAGACCAATTAGCCAGACAGAACACCACTTACATGATCAACATGGCCAAATGGGAGGCAACCAAGAGACTATGCGAACAGAACGATTTTACCTTTCTGGTCTTAACCGAACATGAGCTGTTCGGTAAGTAAGTTAAAATAACTGCCGGCTTCATTTATTGATCGCAATTTCCCATTGCTTAGCTATTTGGGTTGGGGATAGAGTAGATTCAATAAAATCTTGACCTTTCTTAATCAATTCCATATTCCTTTCTGGGTCTCTCATAACCCAATCAAATCCATCTGCTAAATCTTCTCCAATCCAAACATACGGCTTATATCTTTCGTAGCTTGGTAGAGGGTGGGCAACTACCATTTTCCCAGACATAATAGCTTCGGTTACCCGATTATGGCTTTTTGTCCTTTTAGTCTCATCGCTCAGAATAGTTGGAATTGCAACAATATCAGCCCATTTTAAATGTTTATCCATAACCTCCATGCTCCAAGGAGCATTCTCAATCTTTATTTTTTCGATTTCTTTTTTGACCCCAAACCGGGCATTGGAAACCACTAAAAGATGGGATTTTCTGGATATTTGACTGAGGCCCCTTAATAAAGCGGGGAGAGTATTCAGGTTGGAGGAATGCCCATACCATAAGACTTTTATACGATCCCCATCGAACCTAAATATTGGTTCTTTTCTCGCCATCTCATAAGGATCATCAACTATAACAGCCATCGCTGCCGCCTGGGAAAGAATAGTCTCTCGCATAATAGGGGTATTACAGGTAACTATATCTGCTAGCCGGGTCATATCTTGGTAGTAGGATGCATTCTGATTATTATAATGATTATCACAGACATCAAAGATTACCTTAATTCCGGCTTCTTTGGCTGCTATTGCCATTTTGTAATCCCGGGGCTGATTAAAATGTTTGCTGAATATTAAAGCATCGGTCTTATCGGGTAAGGTATCTACTATCTCAACCTCATGCCCCAAATCTCTCAGGCCGTTCATCGGTAATAAAATCCTGTATCTCATGGATGCTAAAGAAGCATCAACCGTTTTAACAAATGATATTTTCATATAGTTTTATTCCTAGTCTCTATTGCTTCTTTTACAGTTATGGGTCTCTTTATTCCGCTGATCCCCTTTCCGGAATTAATAATATCTTTATATTTCCTGCTAACCTTTTCTTGGACTATCACTGCAACCCCCGCCGCTTCTAAATCCCAATCACAATTATAGGATTGGGGTAAAGAATAGAATCTGGGGTTTACCTTATAGTAGGCCTGAGCTAAAGCCCTTTGTTCTGGCATATTAGAATTTGGATCTACCTCTCGACACAATGATTCCCAAGTTTCTAATAGCTCTCTACCCTTTACAGTTGCCGCAAAATAAAGAACTCCGGCATTAAGCCAATATCCTCGCCGGTGCAATTTATTGGATCTCAACTCATGACATAGAAAATCGTATTCTTTTGCTTTTTCGTGGATAAGGTCCATTCTTTGCATTACTCGGGTATCAACATCTAACCATAGAATCCCCTCATCCGGAAACTCATTGTATCTTTCTAGAATATAGGAAGGTTTACGTAGACAATTAGACATCCAATGCCCACTATTTTCTAATGACCCTATTATATATCTATAGCCTAAGGCTGCCAATTTTCCTTCCCAAAAGGGTAACTCATCTTCGTAAGGAGGACCAGGAGTAATGGCGGTAGTGATTATCAATGGACAGAAGGAGGGTTATCAGGATCAGTTAATTCGTCCAATGCGGTCTCAACATCTCGGCTATATCCGATGGCCTTACCAGCAACATTTTCCATAATGGTATCAGCCTTAACACACCCACTGCTTAGTAGATCTACTATTTTTTCAAAGCTTATATCGCCACCCTTCATTTCATGAGAGCTCTGAGCAATTGATTCCATGATAAATAATAAACGAGATCCAACGGTATATTGGTCGATGACATCATGTAATTTTGGTACTCCAAAGCGTTTTACGATAAGAAGCCATTGTTTTGTTTTACCTCTTTCTCGTAATTTAGCGCCACGAGTTGTTCCTTCTGAGACCTCGACGGATAAGACCTTACTAATCATTCCGGCGTATGCGGTTTCGCCGCCGGGGGTTTCAATGGAATATAGAATAATTTCTCCTTCGTACAATTTAGGAGATGGTTCATTAATTGAAGCGGGTTGAATAGCAATTTCTTTAAGGTTGGTATAAACAGTGATGCCATTATCTTTCACCTCACTGATACCAGATTCGGCTTCCTCTATGGACCTATAAGTAATACCACGGAGAGCTAAAAAAAGATCGTCTTTTTTTGTTAATTTCATATTGGAGGTAATATTCCTTGTATAAATAACGATGACATTGGATAAATAACTATTAAGGTGAATGTATTTATGACTGAAAAAAATCAGACAGCATTGGAACGGGCATTGGATATTCTTCCGGAACCCGATGAGGATGCCAGCGAGATTAAAGATTTAACCAAAGTCGTAGATACGAATGACGACAATATCGATGTTGATACTGCATTAGTAGATCTTTACACAAGAGCAATAGACGCTTTTGAGGAACAGGTCAATAATGCTAGTATCGTGGAACCTAGGTTCGCTGCTAGAAATATGGAAGTTGCCAAAGGATTATTAGATTCAGCAATGGAAGCAATTAAACTCCGACAGCGGAAAGAAGAGCACGCCGATAAGATTGATATTGCTCGAAACAAAAAAGATGGGCCACGAAACCAGACCAATAATATATTGGTTGCTGATCGAAATGATGTTTTGAGGGAAATGATGGGCGGAAATACTAGAGATAATCCACATCGAAAAGAAACTTTGGTAATGGAACCAAACAAGGAGGAAGGATAGTGATAAACGAAGACCTAAGAAGAATGGCTAAATTGGCGGGTGTAGTTCTCACCGAAGCAGCAATCGATTCCAAGGATGTGAAGAAAGAGATTGAGAAGAAGTTTAAAACTAATTCCGGAGAAACCCTACTTCAGAATAGAAAACTAGATTCTCTTAATGTAGCTAAGATAGAAAGCGATGTTGATGATGAAGAATCTGATAAGATAAGATAATTTAGGATGCTCGGTTTCAAGCTAAACGTGCCAACCCGAGAGGTCAGATTATGTATTTCTCTACCTCTAACACTAACACTAACACTAACAAGCCTGGCGCTATTGCCGTTGTTGGTGGACCTTTCTCGAAGAAAAAAAGATGTCGAGGATTGGGTTCAGAAGTACTTAGAACCAGAGATCAGAGAAATTATCGGAAACGATAATTTTAAAATTTCAGTTGGTGTCGAACACGGAGACGATTGGATAAAATATTATGACATTTCAATTACATAAGGCCGAACAATATGAAGCTGAATGAGGTTTTACTAGAGGTTGAGGGTAAACAGCTCTCTATGCACGATAGGGTCATGGCTCTTATCAAAGACCAAGTCGACATTCCTCCAAAGGGTATGCCTAAAAAGAAGAAGGGTTCATTGGAGGGGTTTGAATTAAAAACTGATTCAAACCCCAAGGATCCTAAGGAATTCTTTAAAGGTATTGGTTTTAGTATGACTCCAGCCGATGATGTTAAATTAAGCGGCAAGTACCAAACTTTTAAAATCTCCGCCATCAAAGCCATGACAAGCTCTAATGGTAAAGTGGTAGTCAATGTGGGTGATTCTACCTATATGACAAACCCCAGGGATAATATCTTATTACCGGGATTAATAGGTAAGAGCGTTATTAATAAGGTTTCTGGTCAAATGGAGATTAACCCTCCAATTGGAACAAAAGAACTGGCTCCTGATAAATTTGGATTAGCAGGTGATTTAACTTCTGCTCAGATAGAAGCTAAAATTGAAGCTAAATTAAAAAGCCTCAGCAGAGAAGGAAAATATTCTGATGCTGTCATTAAGTTATTAAGAGGTCTACCTGCCAAGGTTAACAAATTACCAGTTAGTCCACGCAGTGGGCCAGGCCGTTCTGGGTCTGTGGATATTAGCGATATTGTGGATGACACCATAACCGATCAGCAGTTAAGAGTCATCTCGAAAGATTTTGGCGAAATCCTAGCAGCTCTTTGGGCTATTAAAGGAATCAAATTTGAGAAGGCCGGGTTTCCTTCCACCTCGAATGAACCATTCCTAGACATCTATGGGCTTTATTCAGGAACCTCTCAGCCAATCTCTGTAAAATCAGGAGGTGGTTCGTGGTCTAGCGTTAAAAATTTACACTCGGCTCTAGAGGCTTTATTATCTGATCATAGATCTTATAATTCTCTTTTCACACCTAAAGAGAAAAAGATATTGGACCTAATCGGCAAATTAGCAACGGTTAAAAATACCATAGTTGGTAATTTTATTTACCTAGCTGATGAATTAAAACCGTCTGGATACGCAGAGCTTAAAAAGGCAACAGGTATTAGCAAACTGAACTCAACAGCTATTGAGAAATGGCTTGCTGATATGAAAATTGAACACGGAGCAAAAGTTGTTCCTGTTCTAAAAAAGAAATTAGATAGGTTTTTCATCGCCACTGCGAAAGAAGCTCTTATGGTACCAAAAGATGCTCCTGGTAAAGCACCTCCTAAAAGTATGGGACCAAACGAAAAATCATGGAAGGCGTTCCAGGATGGTACCTTAAAAAATAACGGCGCTGGAATAATAATGTATCCTCTCTCGATGGCAGTAGTTGGCAAATTAAACTCTGATCCAAATGCGAGAAGTGCGTTAACCAAGTTAGCAAAATCGGTGACCATGATGCAGATGAATATAGATGTCAAGAAGAAGGAACTAAAAGCCTCCTATGTTTTATTTCAAGACTTTGATTTCAAATGGGGTTGGCAAGGATCAACAACTAACCCCGGAACAAATACAATTGGATTTAAGGCATTTATAGGTAAATAAACCGAATCTATATTAAAAAGGCCCGTAAGACTTAAATAATTATATTTAAGCAGTAAGGAGAAAGCCAAATGGTATCATTAGTTAAAAAAGCCAGACAGGAGACGGAGTACACCCCTGAAATGCTCCTGGAGCTGGAGAAATGCTCCAAAGATCCCATCTATTTTATAGAAACGTATGTAAAGATTCAGCATCCAATCCGTGGTGAAGTTCAATTCATCATGTTCGATTTCCAAAAACGAATAATCAATTCATACCTAGAGCATCGTTGGAATATTGTTCTGACATCCCGTCAGGTAGGAAAAACAGTGACCTCTGCTTGCTACCTGTTGTGGTATGCGATATTCAGATTTGACTCCAACCTCCTAATCACATCCAGAAGAAATGATGATGCTATGGATATTGTGTCAAAAATAAAATATGCCTATGAAGGTCTGCCCGATTGGCTGCGGCCTGGGGTTGATGAATACTCCAAGCATAGCATTGTTTTCGACAATGGGTCCAGAATATCCGCCCAGCCGACCACAGAGAATACCGGCCGTGGCCAGGCTATCACTATCCTATATCTTGATGAGTTTGCCTTCGTTCCACCACGGATCGCTGAGGCGTTCTGGGCATCCATTACACCTACCTTATCCTGTCTTACTGGGGACACAATGGTATTAACCAAAGATGGGTATAGAAAAATAGAAGAATTCCATAAGGATCGGAATATAGGAGAATATTTTAAAATACCCAGTCTGGAGGTTTGGGGTAGGGATGGAATGGAAAAGGTTTCCCATGGATATGTTTCCCCAGAGAGCGACACTCTGATTATCAGAAACTCTAAAGGATTAGAAATAGAAACTACATTAAATCATCCGCTATTGAAGGCTGATCTAGAACCGATCATGACCCCGAGCTGCAGACTGCAGGAGGGGGATTACCTCAGAACCGACGTGGGGATGAATCAATTTAGTGAAGGTAATCAAATAGATCCAGAATTTGCTTATCTCCTGGGTGGATATATTGCCGAGGGTTGGATTCATAAAATTAAGGGTATAGGTAGAACTATATATATATCTAACACCGACCCAGAATTCAGATCGGCGTTTCTAGAATCAAATATAGTAAAAAAATTCCAACAAGATCCTTCTAGAAAAGATAAAATAAAATGCTGTTCCACAGAGTTGGTAAATGAATTTATTAAAGCCGGCATAAATCCAAATCATCTATGCCATGAAAAGAGAATCCCTCATGAGATTTTTGGGGCTTCTAGAGAATCAGTATCCTCATTCCTAAGAGCATTATTTGATGGAGATGGGTGCTGTTCTGAGAGGGCCATTAGTTATTCTTCAACTAGCAAAAAACTGATTCAAGAGGTGTATCTGCTTCTTATTAATTTTGGATTCATTCCGAATATAAAATATACCCCATCCCAGTTGAATCTAGCCCGTCGAAAAAAGACCCAACTTCCCCAAGGCGGGTATATAAAAACCTCCAGAGATAGCTGGGATATTGAAATCCCTCACTCTCAATATCAGAAGTTTTTGGATGAGATAGGATTTGGTATTCAGAGAAAGGTAGAACGGGCCGAATCAATAATAGAACACCGGGATCAAAATGATTATAAACTTTTTTCCATCCCTGTGGATATAATAAAGCCTATTATCGAAGAGTTATTAGATGCAAGCCCCAAATCCCTAAATTGGTTTAGGAGAACCGGTGGTATTCGGTTAGAAAAAGTATTAGATGATAAACCAAATAGAAAAGTAAACCGCTATTGGGTTAAATGCTTTATAACAGCCTGTGTAGATTCCGGCATCCCGTACTCGGATCAAAATATAAAAAGATTGTTAGAATTTGATAGGTCCTGTTTTTGGAGTTCGATAAGTAATATAGAAGAGTCAACTAATAAAACGTATGATTTCACAGTGCCCAAAACCCATTCATTTCTACAGAATGGTATAATAGGAAGTAATACCGGTGGTGATTGTATTATCACTAGTACCCCAAACGGCGACGAGGATACCTTTTCCTCTATCTGGGTCGGCGCCATCAGCCATACGAATGGGTTTAATGCGATAGAGGTCCAATGGCAGGAACATCCTGAAAGGGACGAAGCATATAAACGTAGCATGATTTCTAAAATCGGGGAATTGAGATGGCGACAAGAGTATAACAATGAATTCTTGAGCTCTCAGGAATCTTTGATCTCTGGTATCAGACTCGGTACCATGAAGGGAATAAAACCGGAATATGAGAAAAATGGGTTCAAGTTCTGGGAGGAACCCGAAGCAGGCCAATCCTATATCATCGGCTGTGACGTAGGTACAGGTACTGGAGGGGATTTCAGTACGATAGAATGTTTCACCTTTCCTGGAATGGTTCAGGTAGCAGAATTTAGGGATAATCAAACCCCGACACCAATGTTCGCAGGCAGATTGGTGTGGCTCCTGAATCAGATCGAAGCAGCGGGGGGTGAATCATATTATAGCGTGGAAAATAATGGCGTCGGTGAGGGGGTTATCACGGCTCTTACTATGATGGAGAACAACACAGATGTGGATATTCCGGGAACTATGATCCATGACAAGGGTAGAGGCGTTAGAGGATTGAACACCTCAAATAGAGCTAAGTTATCATCCTGTATGGAGTTAAAAAATCTGGTAGATGTTGTTAATCCTAAAATGACCATTAAATCTAAACCTTTGATCACTGAGCTTAAATTCTACGTTCGTAAGGGTGCCAGCTTTGCTGCTCGAATTGGTGCCACTGATGATCTGATTGCTGCCATATTAATTATGCTTCGGGTTGCCCGAGTAGCCGCGGAGTATGATATGGAAGCTTATGATCGTCTCTATTCCATCGATCCCGATATGGCTTATGGGGACGAAGATGGGGTTGACGAGGATCCTCTACCGATACTTTTCTAAGGGGTTGCTTTTTCTGAAAGAGTATGGTATTATCTTTGTAATCAGAAAAATGAGGTTTATAAAAACTAATGGCTAAACTAATTAAGACAGCGACAGAGATTCTTCCCCGGTTGAAAAAGGGTGAGGAAGTAGAGGTAAAATCAGTCACCGAAGCCCGGAGAATTGCTAAATCCCTCCGGGCCAATTCTATCTTAGGTACATCCTACGAGAAGCTAATTAAGGGTTCTGATAATTGGGTTCCCTATGTTTTTATTTGCGTGGAACCGAAACCCCTAAGTTCCAAAGCTCTAAAGGCGTTGGAGGCTGGAGACGTTCCGGTACCGAAGAAAAAGCCTGCACCCAAAATTGCTAAGGAACCGAAACCTAAAAAAGAAGAAAAATTGACAGCAGCCGAAATCCGCCGGGCAGAAGCACTAGAAAGGACGAAAAACTTATTCTAAAAAGGTTGACATCTCCAGAAAAATGGGATATAATAGACTCTCAAACTGGAGAAATCATCAATGATCGAACTAACCTCTGCGTTAGAACAGGCTGCGGCCACCACCAAACCAAAGGAGAAGATGGCTGCTATCACCGGCCTTAATCCCGATAGCCAGAAACTTCTATTATTGGCTCAAAGCCCATATATCACCTTCGGGGTCAAACAGATTCCGAATTATCAGGAAGGTCTATATCGCGGCACCGAGGGCAATCTGGCCCATTTCTTCACTCTCTGTGATCTATTAGAAAAGCGTGAGTTGACCGGACACGATGCTAAAAAAGCTATCGTAATTACTCTGTCTGAATTCTCCCCGGAGACCTACGAGACCTTAGCAAATGTCCTCCGTAAGGATTTGCGAGCAAATCTTGGAACGACTCTTATCAATAAGGTCTACAAGAACCTGGTTCCAACTTTCAAATGTATGTTGGCCGACAAAATGGATCAGCGTTTTAAATGGGATTCAGGACCTTGGCTTGTTGAGTACAAATATGACGGCATGCGAATTCTTGCTCGTGTTACTAAAGACGGTGTGGAATTATTCTCCCGCGCCGGACTAACCCAACCTAAATTTGAAGGCCTATTCGAAGAATATCTTCTGAAACTCCGTGAGGTATCAGGCGAAGACTTCTATTTGGATGGCGAAGTTTACGCTGACACCTTTAACGCTACAATGGAATCTCGAAAGGGCGGCGCAGATCGCAGTGGCCTGAAATTCCGCGCCTGGGATTATGTGTCCCTGAAAGAGTGGGACGCTCAAAAGTCTACCAGAATCCAACTCTCCCGCCGTGCCACCCTCGATCTTTTGATGTCGACGGCTGATGATCAAATTTCCGGCGATCATAATGTGGTTATCTCGGAAGGTATTATTTGTGAAACCCGGGAAGAATTAGATTCATATTATGAAGGTTTGGTAGCTGATGGGGCCGAAGGGGTAATCATTAAGGACCTGAACGCAGTATACCATTTTAAAAGAAATCGGGCATGGACCAAATATAAGCCCGTTTATACGGCTGACCTGGAGCTGCTCAGTATGTATGAGGGCAGCAACAAATACAAAAGGATGCTAGGCGGATTTACTCTCCGGGGGTATCTTGAAGATGGGACTTTGGTTGAAGCCGATTGTGGCTCCGGCTTTATCGATGAACAACGCAGAGAGTTCTGGGATAACCAGGATAATTATATTGGGTTGACTGTCGAGGTTGAATACCAAGAGGTCTCTAAGAGTTCAAGCAAATCTACCCATTCGCTACGATTTCCAGTATTCAAACACTTCCGGGAAGACAAATGATAAAGAATTGGGAAATAACTGAAGATAAGGTATTCTTCTATTATGTGTGCCCTTTATTGGGTACACAAGGTGGAGTGATTCTTACGGGTTTGATGTTTTCCGACCTGACCGACGAAAAGCTATGTGGCATCAGCAAGGAGTTTGTGGCTAAAGGTGTTCCTATAGAAGGTCCCTTAGTTGAAGTCATAGGCGCCGACATTATGCCGATCGAGCCTATCGCCCCTCGGCACTTCAGACTTCTGGGGCTGGGTGATGATGATGATATTGAAGAAGAGATAATAAAAGACTTAGCGCTTGCTGATCTATCGGCCGAACGGGTTTTACACTAAGTTCGATTGGGGGTTGACACAGCTCCAGATAAGTGGCATAATGACAAATCATACTGGAAATCTGGGAAAAATAATATGTCACGAAAATTCAGATATACTGCAAAGGTTATTAAGGAAGCTCTTAAAGATTCTGAAAAGTTGCGCCTTAAAGGTCTTCTCGCTATGTGGCAATATAACCCGAATCTCAACTCGGACTATACTACGGAAATCGTAGAAACATTTGGGGATTTCACAACCGAATTTCGCCCAAGCGAAGAAAGCTTCATGGCCAGCATAGCAATTCAGTATAAGGATCGAGGATACCTTTCCCCAAATCAATTAGCCGCTGTAAAGCGCAGAATGGGAAAGTATGCAAGCTTTTTGGCTCACATTTCCAATATGGAGAAGAAATTGCCAACCCTGGAAGCTAAAGATCCGGGCGCCAATTTAGAAGAGGGCCGAAAGATCTACTACTTCAGATGTGAAGCCGGATCCGATGGTCCTTATGAAAATCCAGCTTTGTTCTTTGCCCGATCTCGAAAGGCAGTCAAAGCTCGGATTATGCTGAACGATACAGAAGCCCGGTCTCTTTGGGTACCTGTGAAGAGTTCAGTTTTAGTGATCCCTGGGGACGAGAAAGAAAAACCACCTTTGGCTTTTCTTGGAATCCCCAAGTGGTTGTGTGAGAAGAATAAAATCTCACTCGACATTGCATTGGATGAGGCAGATTTGCCTTCCGTTGAACCTGAGACCCTAGAATGAGCCATGAGAAAATTATTAGAATTGGCCTAAGCGATAACAACGAATACGGAAAAATAATGTTTTGTATTCGGACCTATTATGGAGAAAGACCCGTAGCTAAAAAGATGAAAGAGGATTTTGATGAAGCCTTAGATCTGGCAACAAAATTAGCGGACGGAGATCAAAACAAGGTGAAAGTTAATATTAGAGCAGCCCGAAGGGCTAAACAGATAATATTAGAGAAGTCCCGTGCCCAATCAGCTTGATAGATATAAAATATCTGAGGCTGTTATTAGCGATTGTGAAAGATACCGGTATAGATTAACCCGAATCTGGGACGAATCTTTACCAATAGTCTATTGGATAATGTTAAATCCATCTACCGCTGATGGTCTTCTAGACGACCCGACCATCAGAAGAGTAGTCGGATTTTCTGAACGTGCCGGGTATGGTGGTGTTATGATCATCAATCTCTTCGCTTGGCGGAGTACCACTCCGTCATATATTAAATATATTGTGGATCTCGGAGATCCTAGAGAGGCCATCGGGCCCGAAAACCATAAATATTTAGAAGAAGCTTTATATAGCGGCTGTACCGTAGTTGCTGGTTGGGGTAACCATGGGAAACTTGCTAACCGTGGCCGGGAAATAAAAAACATGTTTCCGGACCTGAAGACCCTCAGAGTCAGTAAAAATGGTTATCCCTCTCATCCCTTATACCTTCCTAATAAATTAGAATTTATCGGCTATTGATTCCCAGTATCCTGGGACTTTTCTTATTGACGAACCCCTCGTCATATTGTATAATTATTCCTTAATTAAGAAGAAGCGCGATTGAATTTTTCTCTCCAGTTTCATCCGAATCTGGGGATGTTTTAGTTAAGAACCATCTTATCTGATATAAATACAATTAGCATCTAAGACATAGATGCGATACATTGAAACAAAAACTTATTGAGCATATAAGATAGATATGCGATACATTGAAAATGGAGAATATTAAATGTTGTCTTTAGACGATTTGAAAAAACAGTACAGCGACGCAGAAACAAAAACAAACTTTTCTAACAACCTCGGCGGTTGGTACCCATTCTGGAAAATGGATTTCGACCAAACCGCCACAGTAAGATTCCTCCCTGATGGCGATCCAAATGCAGCTCACTTTTTAATCGAAAAGTGGATGCACAAATTGGAAGTAGTTATCGACGGCAAATCGGAACAGCGAAACATCGCCTGTCTCCAGATGTACAACAAAAAGTGTCCAATCTGTGAAGCCGCTCGTAAATTCTACGATGAAGGCGACGAAGATAACGGTCAGCGTTTTTATAAGAAGAAAAGCTGGATCGGCCAAGTTATCGTGATTGAGTCTCCGTTTGATTACGACGACCCGGAACAGCAGCCTAAATTGATTTCGATCAATCGTAAGATCTACGATTCTATTAAGGCTGCTATTATGCAGGGCGATCTAGATACTATGCCTACTGATATGGCTGCTGGATATAACTTCCGTATCAATAAAACTCGCCAAGGCAAATGGGCAGATTACAGCACCAGCCGATTCTCTCCAAAGGCCACAGCCGTTGAAGATTCAATGAGCACTGGTTTGGAATTGAATGTTCTCAAGGATAAACTTCCTAAAGAACCATCATTGGGTGATGTTGAAGGAATGCTAGTTAGTGCTTTAACTGGCGACCCTTTTATTCAGACTGGGACACCTGCCCCATCGAATAATTCAGCATTCGGAGCAAGTGATCAGTCTACCCCTGCTCCAGCAGCGGCTCCGGCGCCGCCTGCTCCTGCTCCAGCAGCTCCTGCAGCTCCTGCAGCTCCTGCAGCTCCTGCTCCAGAAATTCCTGCAGCACTACCAGCGGATGAATCCGGTGACGATGAAGCTGACACAATCTTAGCAGCAATCGCCGCAAGAAAAGCAGCAAGCTAAAACCACGAGACTGGGGCCGGACGGCCCCAGTTCTCACCACATGGATAGTGGTGCGAATATATTAACAGGAGATAATCCGTATGGATATTTCGGCTAGCTTAAATAAGTTGGTTATTAAAGGTATGGGAGACTCTATTGAGGTAGGATTCCATGACCCTAGTATCTTCATTGATACCGGGAATTACGCTTTAAATAAAATAATTAGTGGAGACTTTAATAAAGGTTTCCCGATGGGCAAGACAATGATTCTTGCCGGAGAATCAGGCGCAGGTAAATCCTATCTGGCTTGTAGTATTATGAGAGAAGCCCAAAAAAAGGGAATTCTTCCAGTCATTCTAGATTCTGAAAGTGCCCTGGATCGTAGCTTCCTACAGGCTATTGGGGTAAACACAGACCCAGAGAACCTTCTATATTTTGGGGTAACAACCGTTGCCCAATGCCAGAATATAATCAGCAAGGTCCTTCAGGGGTTAGACACCATTAAAGAGGAGGATCGAAAACCAATTCTATTTGTTATTGATTCTCTTGGAATGTTGTTGACCGAGAAAGAAGCTAAGGAATTTGATGCTGGCACAATGAAGGCTGATATGGGTACTAAAGCCAAACAGCTACGACTATTCTTTAGAATGGTTACTAATGCTATTGCAAAATACGAGGCTGGAGTTATTGCCACTAATCATACCTATAAAGGTTCTGATATGTACGGCAATTCTGTCACCAGTATATCCGGCGGCGAAGGTTTAATATACGCGGCTTCTATTGTTCTTATGGTTACCAAGAAAGAGATCAAGGAAAATGGTATGGCACCAACTGAGGGCATTTATGTTAATACGAAATGTATTAAAACCCGCTTCACGAAGCCATTCCAG